TTTCTAAATTTTGATTTATGAACTCTTTTACTATCTAAAATATATTTATAATCTGGATTAGAGTTATTAATAATATAAAATCCTAATTTATAGTATAAATTACCAACGCTCCAATCTTTATCAGCATAACTAATAATTCTATAAGGATTATAACTTATTATAAAGAAATTTAATAATTTGGATGATCCACCTACTACGTTAGTATTTAATTTATTACAAAAGCGACTGAGATTCCATTCCGAATCTAACATTCGTTTTCGACCTTCAAATTGATCAAATGTCATCAAACTAACTAATTCATCTTTATAATATAATCCTATTTTAATTTTAGAGTTTACATATCCTTGTATATGATTACTATTCAAAAAATTTTTAGTCAATTTAGAATCTACAATTTCTCTAACCTCACATAATCTTGCATATATTTTAAAAGTAGTTAAACCTAACCAATTAATAATTTGACTTTTAATTATTTCATTTTTAAAAACCCAATCATCCTCCCAGATGTGTATTATTCTTATATTTCTGTCTTTAAAATGATTGGTCTTTTTGACATGATAATTTTTTTCTTTAAATTTCTCTGAATGCCACCAAAGACCATTAAATTCAAATCCAATTTTAAGTTCAGGTAGATAAATATCTATTTCTTGACCATCTCGCCAAGATTGTATTATCTCACCATCGTAAATAGATTTAATATATTCATATAATTCTTTTTCTTTAATTGATTTTAATTCACCAATAGGATTGCATATCGTACATATTGGCAAGTTGGAATTAAATCTTTTTAGAAAATTATCCGATTTTATTTCAAATTGGTGATTATTATTTTTATCACAATCAAATAAAGAATATCCATCATATAAATATTTAATATAATTATTGTGATTGGATATGATAAATTCATCTCTTATTATTTCACTTTTCATCACATTATCTAAACCGAATTTTTTAATATTTGTTTTCTTTATACGATTTTTAATATCTTCATTTTTTAAAAGACAATCCACTCCCCACTTATTAATTGATGTTTCTTTAACTTTATCTCTATGTTCTTTTGTCTTTGAATAGTTATCTACTCCCCATTTATCAATTGATGTTTCCTTAACTTTTATTTTATAATCATCAGTTTTTGAATAATGAGACACTCCCCATTTATCAAAACTAGTATTCTTAATCTTATTACTAAACTCATCAGTTTTTGAATAATGAGACACTCCCCACTTATTTAAAATAGTTTTTTTTGATTTTTCTTTAAAAATATTGGATTGTTGTAAATACTCAACACCATATTTTTCTAAATTAGTCTCTTTAACCATTTCTTTATATGAATCTAATTGCATGTGACTTATAGCACCAAATTTTAATAAATTACTCTCTTTTGCTTTATCAGAACCACATTTTTTACAACATGAATACTTTTTTATTAAACCAACAGATATATTTCTTATGTATTCTTTATATGTTATTTTAACAATTGATTTACAATAATCACACTCAACATCAACAATTTCACGAGATCCTGAATTTAAATGATGTACACTAATATAAAAATAATCATTACTTATATCATAACCTAGCTCACTATAATACTTTAATTTTCTATTATTAAATCTACTAATTAATATTTTATCATTTAATATCATATTATTTATATATAAATGTGGAAATTTGTTTTAATACAAAAAAAAAGCACCTTTAGGGTGCTTTTTTTTTATTAAATATTTAATATGTTAAAGTTTAACTCTTTCGTTATATTGAAGTTCTTTTACTCCGTCTAATTCTGAGTTTAAAATATTTTCTCTTTTTTCTAAATTATTTAAAGCTGTTATTAAAACGTCAGACTCACCAATCATTTTGATAGATCCTTTAAGTTTCTCAATATTAAATTGAACATCTTCTAATTTAAGAGTAATTTCTCTTTCTTTATCTTCTAATTTTCTTTTAACAATCATTTCTTTAGAAAGTTTGTTTTCATAGAAGTAAGTTAAATCATAATTTAACTCATTTCTAACTTCATTTACTAATTCGATTGCAGATTCGTATTTAAAGAATGAATTACCATATCTTTCATCACATCTATATAAATATAGTGAACTTTTATAATTAAATGCGAAACACTCTAAATGTGGGTTAATTAAGTTGTTAACTCTTTTAACAACATCTAACTCCATAAATTTATCTAAATTTTTAGATGTTTCTAAAAGTACAGGATAGAAATTTTTATTTACAATTGGAACAATTGGTGAATTAAAAAGACTTTCTAAAGTAGTCTCATCATTCATTTCATCATCATTGATAAAGATTTTACCTTTTTTATCAACAGATAATCCAATTGTTAAATACTCAGATAATCTGAAATTAATTCTATCTTCAGTGATGTTTGAGTATTTCATTGCTGTTTCTAAAATTCTTAAAGTTTTTAATTCCTCAGCATCTTTAATATTATTTTCTAATAAAGTTTTCTCAATTGTATTTTCAGTTAATAAAAACCAAGAATCTTTAACCAAAACAATGTGACCATCTTCAACAGACTCAACTAATGTGAAGATTGATTCTCCTTTTCCACCGCTAAGTAAGTTTGTTTTCTTTTCTGGAGATTTTGTTAAATTATGTACAAATAATTTAATTTCAGGAACCCAATCATAAACAGATAACTCATTAAGTACTTTAGACATTCTATCTTGATCATCTTCAATATTGATTGTTTGTAAAAGAACATTAATCGGTTGTCTATAAAGTTCTCCTTGATTTTTTGTATTAAGAAGATTGTATAAATTTTTCAATTCATATAATAATTCATAATTTTTCATATCATCGTTTAAACTCTCTAATAGAGATTTAACTTCTTTATCATATGTGTATGTTTTTAATTTCTCGTTAAGAGAATTAATTATTGTCTTTTCAGATGCAACATTGCATGCATTCATGTGACTTTCAACTATAGAAGATATTTCGTCCTGTTCAAGAGTTAAATTCTTCTTAAAATTAAATAATTCAAGTTTTAGATTCTTCATGTTATTTTATATTTTTTTATATTCTAATTGTATATATTAAGTAAAAAATATCATTTTTTTCTATTTTTTACCTTTTTCTAAATTCCTCTCTAGCTCTAAGTATATTATCATACCATTTTGATCTTCTTGGTATTTTAAATTCTCTTGAGTAAACTTCATCACCATTATTCTCATTGACAAATACAGTAGGTTCAACTTCAGCTACTCCAGTACCATCAGTTCCACCCGTACCACCAGTTCCTCCAGTACCACCAGTTCCTCCAGTACCACCCGTACCATCAGTTCCACCAGTTCCTCCAGTACCACCAGTTCCTCCAGTACCATCAGTTCCTCCAGTACCATCAGTTCCACCAGTACCACCAGTTCCTCCAGTACCACCAGTTCCTCCAGTACCACCCGTACCATCAGTTCCACCCGTACCATCAGTTCCACCCGTACCATCAGTTCCACCAGTTCCTCCAGTACCACCAGTTCCTCCAGTACCACCATCAACCCAAATTGATCCGGTGGCCGCTTTAGGTATGGTTCTAGGAGGAAATGGCTTTGGAATATTTTTATCAATTATTGGGAAAATAATAGGATCATCACTATCAGGTGTACCACTCATATACCAAGGAACAACGCCACTATTATTATATCCATTTAAATCTGACATACCATCACCGCCCTCTTTTATATAACCAACATCCGTAAATTTATCAGACCTCCAAGCTGGATAATATGTTTCTACAGAAAATGATAATTTAACTGATATTTTATTATCACTTGTTAAATTCTTTTCTCTATTAATTTGAATTGTATTACTATCTGGTAAGGTAATGACAGCGTCTATATTCATGAAATTATGCTCAAAATATATAAATTTATATATCCACATAGTATCCATTAAAGCTTGTGAACATTTAAATGTATCTACTTCAGATGAAACTAGTATTTCCAAATCATAATTAACGGTTATTGGAATTGCTCTAACCTGAGTGAGTGCCTTTCTAATTTCCCACTCATTTTCAACAACCATTTTTAACCAAACATTTGGATTGGCAAATTCATCAGATTTTATATTAAAACCAGTTAAGGTCAAATGACCCCTTGGTATAATGTCAGTATTCAATTCAACATATCTATTTTCAGAGACAATATCATCTGAGAATGAATCAAGCAAAAATCTCTCATCACCGGATAAGGAATAGTATATAGGAACTTTAACAAAAACATCACCTGAAGAAAATCTATTTCTCCATTTAATTTTATCTTCTAAAGTGTATAAAACTCCAACAGTTAAATCTCTCATAAAGATATCTTCAAAGTTAAATTTACTACCAATCATAAATTATATATTAAATAAACTTTCTTTCTATGACAACATATATTCATTATTAAATTAAAATAGTTATGTCGGTAAAATCTTTAATACTTTGGGAAAAATGGAGACCAAAAACTCTAGAGGATATAATTCTACTACCTAGAATTAGAAAACAATTTGAATCAGGAGTTTCACAACATTATATATTTTATGGACACTGGGGAACAGGTAAAACAAGTTTGTCTAGAATTTTAATAGGTAAATATTCTAAGGATAAACCTTTCATGGAAGTAAATTGCTCAGAAGAAACTTCCATAGATTTTCTTAGAGATGAAATATCTACATTTTGTAAAACAAAACCGATGTTTGAAGGAGATTCGGACATTAAATATGTTTTTTTAGATGAGTTTGAAAGAGTATCTTCTAATTTTCAAGATGCGTTTAAAGCATTTATCGAAAAGTATAATGACCGTGTTAGATTTATTATAACAACAAATCACATAGAGAAGATTGGATCCGGTCTTAAATCAAGAATTAAAACTATAAACTTTGATTGTCAGAATTTAGATGAAGAAAGGTATTTAAAAAAAGAATTCTTTATGAGAATTCAAAAAACAATTTTACCAAAAGAAGAAAAGGAAATATCAAAAGAAGACTTAGTTAGGATTGTTAGTAAAAAATTTCCAGATTTTAGAAGTGTTTTGGTTGAAGTTCAAGATTTTTTAGAAACCGGGAATAGTGAGTTAACTGGTAATATCTCAAACAAAGTAAAAATCGAATTATATGATTTTATTTTTGATAAAAAATATGACTACAATAAAACATATCACTTCTTAATGAATACATTTGGTCCAGAAAAGATAGATCAGATGATAAAATTATTGGGAAGATCTTTTGTGGAATATGTTATGGATAAAAATCCAAGTCTCTCACCAAAACTATTTGATTGTAATTTTATAATATCAGATTATTCACAACTACTTGAAACTAATACAGATCCAATTATATTAGGAATGACAATTATAGGTAAATTTAGAAATTTATTTATGTAGATATATTTTATTAATATATATTACATGGCTAACTATAACTTTACAGACTTTTACATATCATATAAAGGAAATCCAAATTTTAGAGATTCCGAATTAATAGAAGATGATATATTAAGAGTCATTATACAAAAATGGGAAATGATATTATTCACAGAAAAAGGTGAAGTTTTCGGTGAACCAAATTTGGGAGGAGACCTATCTAATTATTTACATGAAACAAGATTATCAGCAGAATCAATTAAAGAATCATTAAACGAACAAATAACATATTTTATACCAGAGTTAAATGATATAGATTATACATTAGAGGTTGAAATATTAGAAGATCCGGAAAGATATCAAGAATATATGGAAATTAACTTTTCGATAAAAGATATAGAAGTTTATATTATCGTATCATAATTAAAGTAAATCTCATTTATAAATGATATAAAATCTTGTATGTGATTTTCTTTAACTTTTTTTGGTAAATCTTTATATTTGATATTATCTGTCCATTCCTTATTAAATACCCACTTCATATTTTTAGGAGCCTTTTTCTTAGACTTATATTTATTTCTCATAGCCCAAATATATCTAAATTGTTGTTTACTCTTTGATGGCATATTAGCTATTTTTATTTTTATTTTATAGGACAATTTTTAGCACTATAAATATATCTATCATCACTTTTAAAATTAACACCAAGTGATTTAGCAGCAACCTCAATATCTGTTATACACTCACCATCAGCACCACCAACAATCGTAACTGATATATTATCTTCTACCTGAGCCTCTGTTATCTCCATAAAAAGATCATAAAGTTTTTTGGGTAGATGGTGCCATCTGTGGTTATTACCAATATAAACTATAATAGTTCCCTCATTAGTATGAAAGAAATCACCTCTGTTTAATTCACCACCTTCTTCTTTTCTTTTTATTTCTTCATATTCGGATTCATCCAAAACAGGTTTATAAAAATCAACAGTGACATCATAGTTATATCTCTTCTCAATTAAATCAATTTGATTTGGAAATTCATATAAATCATTAGTATCTTCTTCTTCAGGATCTCTATCATATAGATAATCTTTATCAACATTTTTGCCTAAATGATGATTATCCCAGATCTGATAAACTTTATTAAATTTTTTACAATACTTTTTAAGTTCTTTAATATAATTATCAGTAAAAAATTCTTTGAATGATTTTTGAACATCAACAATAATTAATATGTCTTTAGTCGAATGACTTTCAAATGTCTTTAAGTATCTCATTTTATTTTTTTAATTATTATTGTAAGCACTGGTGCTGAAGATGTATAAAGTTTATGTGGTTTCATCTCTATTGATAATCCATCAAATGGTTCTAAATGATCTTTTAAGAGATTAAAATATGAGTTAAATTTAAATTGATTATCGTCATTTATATCTTCAACCTGTTTATATTTATTAACACTAGTATCAAAGAAACTAATTGTTATCATATCACCTAGGTTGAAATCTCTACTAAGTAAGTGTTTTAAATCATCATCTATCTTTTTTAAGAAAACATCACTATCTACTGGATCGGTTGTTCCAATTTGATGTGTAACTAAATTAGAATTCCAATCACTATAAATAGCAAACGAATAATAAGCTGATATATTCTGCTCATCTAATACATAATTAATTTCATACGCATCAAGAAGTACATCAACTAATGTATATCCACTTTCAAAATTTTCGAACAATTTAATAAACTTCATAAACTATATATTATTTCTCTAAATATGATTTTCTCCAAGTGTAATCAAACTCTATTAAATAAGATTCACCAAATGGATCTGGATTAGCACACATATAAGGAATACCCATTCTTCTAAATCTAGCATTACACTCTTCACAAAAACTATCAATTCTATCAATTGGAAAATAAGGTATAATTGTTTCTATACCAATTTTAATTCTTTCACTTTCATATATTTCCTCTAAATTATTAAACCAAGGCCCTTTTTTAATAACCTCACCTTCTAAATAAAACATAGGCTTTATTTCAACATTTGAATCTGGATAAGGATGCCAAAGAACAAATGTCAAATCACAACCACTATAAATGTTAGATGAATCCAAACAAGATAAAACAGCTTCTTGAAAATCTAATGGATCTACTTTCCATATTTCTTTAATTTTATCTATATGTTCATCACCTAAGTCGAAGTTTTCAAATAATTTTATATATTTCATATACTATATATTAAAACAAAAAACCCATCATTTTATTGATGGGTTTTAAATTTCTAGAAACTAGTATTTTTATAAAGGTAATTCTTCTTCATTTTCTTCACCCTCTTCATTTTCTTCCTCAACTTCCTCACCCTCTTGAGCTTGTCCTTGTGGTTGAGCTTGTCCTTGTGGTTCTTCAAATTCACCCTCCTGAGCTTGAGCTTGTGGCTGAGCTTGTGGTTGAGCTTGTCCTTGTGGTTGAGCTTGTGGTTGAGCTTGTGGTTGAGCTTGTGGTTGAGCTTGTGGTTGAGCTTCTAATTCAGATTGAGTATCAACTTGAACTTGTGGTTGAGCTTGTCCTTGACCTTGTGCACCACCCATAAGAGCGTTTCCTGGAATTTTTTCCAAATCTAAACCAGTTAAAGTGATATATTTTAATAATTCTTCAGCTATTTCAACATCACCAAAAAATTGACGAAGGTTTTTACCAGTTGAATCTTTAACTTTTTTAACATAAGAATTAATAAGTGACTGTGGAATATCAACCATAGATCTAACTTTATAAGTATCACCTACTTGTAAAACAGATTCTTTTACTGCATCAATAAGAGCGCTTTCATTAACTTTTGATAATTCAACTTTTAAACTCTTATATGATTCGAATGTTCTAACGTATTTCATATTTATTTTAATT